GCATCTCATTAGTGGTGCCGATAAAAATGCACTGCCGGGGGAAATCCTGGATTCGCCGCCCGTAGGCTGGGCGGTACCGGTCAGACGATTTGGAGATAAACTGTTTTACGGCATTACTCTCTGCGATTCGCATACCGGCCAGTTCGCCCACCTCCATAATCCACACGCCTACCAGCTGTTCGTATGCCTCTTTGCCGGTTACCGTGGTTAGCGTGTCGGAATACCACGGCCCGCCCAGTTTGGCTATGATAGCGGACTTACCAAGCCCCTGCCGTCCCTGCAACGTGAGCATATAGTCGAATTTGCATCCTGGGTTATAGATTCTGGCCACAGCGGCAACCAGGGTTTTGCGGGTCACGGCGCGGGTGTACTCGGTATCATCCGCGCCCAGGTAGTCCACGAGCAGGGTATCCACGCGAGGGACGCCGTCCCAACTGCACCCGGCCAGATAGTCCCGGATAGGGTGGAAACGGTTCGTCTGTGCTACCACGTTCACCGCGTCGAAAATTTTGTCCCTGCTGGTTAGCCCGTAGCATTGCTCTAGGTACAAGCGCAGCTGTGCATCGTCCGCGTCCACCCACGGGCTTTCTGTATCCACGCCACGCCACGGGAGACTTTTTACAGCCACAATATTGTTTTGTAGTTCGTTCAGGGCCACGCAACCCACTAGATCGGGGTCGTTGGATAGCACCGTTACAGTATTCTCGATGGACTGCACCAGCGCTCCCTTGTCCGTCATTTTCAGCTTGTCTGTCCAGTTCGGGGCGGTCGAACTGTCCAATGTGTCGAATGCGTCCAACTCTGCCCGGCGGTCTTCCAGGATTTGAGCTTTCACCCGGCTATCATCGCTAGCATAGTCGCACATGGTCTTGTAGCTGGGCCGTTGATTGGCCGGGGTGTCCGGGTCTGTGTCATCGTCCAGGGGGCCGTATTTGTGGATGCGTACCAGGTCCCAAGCGTTGCACAGCTGGCCGCTGGCCGGGTCCGTGGCGTGGTGGGAGAACGAAAATTTATCATCGTAGATGATAACGCCCGCCGCCGTTGAGCCGCCCGTATAGGTGTACCGGTCAGGCACGTCACAGGGTTCATATTCCGGGACAAAAACCGCGATAGCATCCCGGATGCTATATGCCCGACAAAATGCACCGACTAGGCCGGGCTTGTCTAGCGGGTCAGCCTGTTTCTTCGCCGCCCGGCGGACTATGCCCGCCTGCCTGCTGGACATGGGCCAGGCGGACACGTCGCGCCAATCTCGATACAGAGCTAACACGTCATCGGGATTCAGGAGCGGCGCGTCGTAGCTGTGGAATACATACTCTCCGTCCCGGCTCGTACTAGGCCAGTACATAAGCCGCTCAGGCTGGTATGTGGTATCGTCAAACTTGTCGATGCCCAGAATATCGGCTATCTTGCGGCCTATGGCCTGGTACTCATCCGGGGACACGTCGCGGGCCAGGGGTATCACCAGGCGCAGCCGCGGATTGTCCGGGGTGTGTTTGTGCGTGCTGTATACCGCCCCGGCGCAGGCGATCTGATTGCAATAATCGCCCCACAGGGTAGCGTCTGCATAATCAGCATCCAGGCACAGCACAGAGCGGCTTTCCACGTCTGCCCGCCGCCCGTTCGGGCAGTACCCGCCCACGAACCCGCCGACGTCTTTAATTTCGACCTGTCTGTCGCGGCTTGCCGCCTTGTACTCAGCAACGGTCTCAGGGGTGCGGACGGTGCTAGACAGACGGGCCAACAGTTCGCCCCACGGCATGGATACATTTTTCCAGCTTTTGGTTTTTCGGCTGTTACCTGTCGCAATGGCAAGGGGCCGGTCGTGCGTTAATCCCATATAGCTATCAATCCTTCATGTAAAATTGTGTCTCGTAGCCGTCCCCGCGTAGTAATAGGCCGGGCGCCCACTCAATGGGTTGGCCCATGATCTCGGCCACGTCCTGCCACGTCTTGCGTCCCTGTTGTTCCTCCACTATTACCTCATCATGGACGGTGAACAGTGTTTGGAAACCAGCGTCATCAAGCCGAAGCAGGGCAACGGCCAGACAGTCACGGGCCACGGCCTGGACAATATTCTCTACCAGTTTACCGCCCCATGTCTCTGTACGCTCCCATTTTCTAGTGGTCTGGTTTTGGCCCATGTAGTACAGGTGTCCGTCCGGGTCCAGGTCTGCGTGCCAGTAGGAGAGGATGCGCCCGCTAGGCAGTTTACACCGCAGCGCGTCCGCGTCCCGGCGGTATTTCACCCCGCAGGGCTGGACGGTGAACGTCCTGCCGGGGTGGGTCAGTGCAGACCGGGCGGCCCGCTCGGTGGCAGACCAGAAACGGGGGATAGTAGGGGATGCCCGCCGCCAATGCTGGACGATGGTAAGCATCTCTTCCTCTGACAGACCCATTTTGTCCGCGCCGAACGCTTTCAACGCGCCCACACCGCCGCCGTAACCGCAGTTATGAACCAGAACCCCGGATACGGTGAAACGGTGACGCGGCCCTGCGTTCAGAATGTCGTACACCCTCACTTTTCCAGAAACCGGCGTTGGTTCTGGCAATTCTGTTGGTGTGTTACCCACCTCAGATTGCCCGGTTCGTAATGGCCATTTACGTCTATCCGGTCCAGCTCTAAACTCCGGTCTGGAAGCCCGTTCGTCTCGATCATGTAAACCGCCGCGTCCGTCACACTCGGAAACCGGAACTGTATCCCCCGTGCCCCGTAGTTCTTGTAATTCGCGTCCTTCGGGTTCTCGCAACGCTGTTTTGCCGCCGTGAAACGCCGGTCTAGCCAAAGGGGAACCGCTCGACGCTGAGAACAACTCTGGCAGCCTTTGGATTTTCCGCGCGTCAGGCTGTCCAGATACTGCCACTGCTCCCGTCCGCAACCGTTGCACCGGGTCAGGACATAGCAATGGTTCCAGCTCTTGTTCCATCGTTTTTCTGGGTCGATGATCGTCACCCACCCGAACCGGGTTCCTACCTGTTCCGGTTTGTAGGAGACGTGCGCCGCTGGTGGCGGCGTCTCCGAACTGTACCGGCCCACTTTTCCCGTTGAGCGTGGCCCATACGAGATGGTCCGCTGTCGCCTCCAATCCCCCATAACTGATTACCTCCCGTTCTCCACGGCAAATAACGCCGTCATGTTTTACCCACTCTATCCCGTCCCATACGAGGTGGGACGTTGTCACCTGCTCGATAGGCACTAGACCGGTATCTGTTAATACTAACTGGCCCTTAGCGATACAGGCTAGCTCAGCGATCTTGCCTTTTTGTCGTAGGTGTCCATTAACGCCGTGTTTTACAACTGGAACATGGAACATCTGAGACGCAGAACTGCAATAGATATCCCCACCTTGGGCGAAAACATCCATTCGCCACTGCTCCCCGGCCATCCACGCCACAACGCGGGCCTCAATCGCTGAGTAATCAGCCACAAGGAACGTGTGCCCCGGTTTGGCTATCAGGGCCGTGCGGATAAGCTGAGATAGCACGTCGGGCACGCTGTCATAGGCAAGCTCTAGGGTCTCCAGGTCACGGGCACGGACCAGCTCCCGCACAGTCTCGATATGATCTAGGTGGTTCTGCGCGAGGTTCTGTAACTGTACCCGCCGTCCAGCCCAGCGCCCAGTCCGGGCCGCTCCGTAGTATTGGAGCAGGCCACGGATTCGATGGTCAGCACAAGCCGCGTCTAGGATTGCCTGGTATTTTTTGGTAGAGGTCTTACCTGTGAGCTGTCGCAGTTCCAACACCCGGCGGGTGCCTGGGTCAGTCACCGTGCCCAGCAGTTCGGACACGGTGGCCTTGTTCAAACTGGCCGCGTTGACATTTTTAGTCGCGAGCCACGCCTTGAGCTGAGCCACACTTCCGGGGTTTTCCAGCCCGGTAATCTCTTGCATCTCTGCCACGTTCTGAGCGCGGGACTGTTCGTCGAGTGCTACGGCAGACTCGGCTAGTTCCATGTCCACCAGCACCCCGCGCTCATTGATTCGGGCGTCTAACGCCTCTAACCGGCGCTCCCACTCAGGGACGGGGAACGACGCTAACCGGTCGTATATGGTCTGTTCAACGACGGTATCCCTCAAACAGTATTCCTTGAACTGCTCCCACTTGTCCGGGGCGTGTTCAGGAAGGTTACGAGTTCGGCCCTTATTTGAAATCGTGGGCTTACACGGCATGCAGAAGTACCGGATAAGCGCTTTACCCGTTGCGAGCTTCTGCTGTTGGAGTTGCAGG